CTTGTCGTCACCGACGATGGCAAACGATATGCGCGGTACACCCTCCGCGCATCAAACGCAGCATAGGAGATAGAAGATGGATAAGCCTGACAATAGCGGCGCACTGTTTCGCAACGACCGCAAGGAAAAAGATACGCAGCCGGACTACACGGGCGAGTGTCGCATCGAGGGCGTTGAGTACCGCCTGAGCGCTTGGTTGAACGAAAGCAAAAACGGCAAGAAATACATGGGCCTGAAACTGACGGCAAAGGACGATATGCCGCAGCAGAAAGCGCCACAGGAAGAGCCTGCGGACTTTGACGACGACCTGCCTTTTTGATCTATCACGCCCGGCCACGCGCCGGGCTTTTTACCAGGGAGTAAACAATGGAGCAGCGTTCAAAAGAATGGTTCGAGGCGCGCATTGGCCGAGTCACTGGCAGCGTGGTTGGCGCGATTTTAGGCGTAGACCCTTGGCGCGGGCCGGATGACGTTATGCGTGATATGGTTCGCGCCGCGTACCGAGCCGAAAAAGAATTCAAAGGGAACATAGCGACGGAATATGGTCAGCAACATGAAGAAATTGCAAAAAAGCAGTTTCAAATGGATTATTTGCTGGAGGTTACCGATGCAAGTTTCGAGAAGCACGAAGACTGGCTAGGCGCAAGCCCTGATGGATATATTGACGAAGAAGATGCGGTGCTAGAAATAAAATGCCCGTTTTCTATGCGTAGCAAAAACCCAGACCAGTTCAAAACATTAGACCAGCAGCCGCATTACTATGCACAAATTCAGTCTCAATTGTTTGTGACTGGGCGTTCAAAGTGCTACTTCTATCAATGGTGCCCAAATGGCGCGAAGTTAGAAATTGTACACAAAGACGCCGCATGGCAGCAAAAAAATCTCCCGCGTCTTTATGACTTTTGGGTCAGCTATTGCGATGAAGTTAATAACAACGCCGAGCGCCACCTAAAACCGAAGCGAAAAGAAATAAATAGCCGAGAGGCCCAAGAGCTGATCAATGAGCATGACAAGTTGTGCGAAGTCCTAGAGGACACAAAGGCCCGCATCGCCGAAATTAAAGAACGCCTTGTAAATATGGCCGACGGACATGACGCGGACATTTGCGGGCGGAAGCTAACAAGGGTTGAAAAGCCGGGGGCAATATCCTATTCCAAAGCCGTCAAGGACAACCTTCAAGACCTTGACCTAGACCGCTACCGAGGAAAACCCACTGTTTTCTGGAAGCTAACATGAAATGGGGGTTGACTTCGCACCCCTGCAGGTGTAGGTTAGACCCCTAGCAATAAACGGAGATTGCAATGAGAAGGGTTTACAAGCCTGACGTCAACGTCTATGAAGCTGCTTTGCAGCGGATTGATTACGTCTTCAAACGATTCCCAAAGATTATTATCAGTTTCAGCGGCGGCAAAGACTCCGGCGTGCTGCTGAACCTTGTCTGCGACTACATGCGTAGAAACAGCGTCAAACGTAAAGTCGGCGTGCAGGTCATGGACAACGAAGCAAACTACGAGTACTCGCTGGAGTTCATGCATCGCATGATNCGAGCCAACCGTGACTTGCTGGACGTGTACTGGAATTGCCTACCGATCACGCTCGGCTGCACCGTTTCGGCTTACCGNGTGGACTGGCAGTGCTGGGGCGAGCATGAGCGGGACAAGTGGGTGCGCCCCATGCCCACCGATGATTATGTCATTAACCTCGAAAATTGTCCCTATGATTTTTTCGAGGAAAACATGGACGTGTACCGGTTCTGGGACAAGTTCAGCGAGTGGTACGCAGACGGCGAGCTATGCGCCAACCTAATTGGAATCAGGACAGCAGAGAGCCTAAACCGTTACCGCACGATCATGAACGAAGACAAGGAAATGATCGACGGCAAACCTTGGACGAAAAGAAATAGCGAAAACGCTTACAACGTCTATCCGATCTATGACTGGAGGACAGAGGACATATGGGTCGCCAACGCTCAAAACGAATGGGACTACAACAAGCTGTATGACGTTTTCTACATGGCCGGGGTGCCCGTTCACTCGATGCGCGTTGCTTCTCCCTTTATGTCAGAGAGCAAGGCCAGCCTAAACCTTTACCGTGTGATTGACCCGCACACTTGGGCCAAGTTGTGCGCTAGGGTTCAGGGGGCGAACTTTGTTGCGACCTACGGCAAGCAGCTCGGATACCACAGCTTTTCGCTGCCAGAGGGGCACACCTGGAAGTCCTTTGTAAAATTTTTGCTAGACACGCTTCCAGAGGAGTCAAGTGAAAATTTTAAGCGGCGGATCGCGCAAAGCATCAAGTACTGGGGCAGGGTTGGGCGTGGCCTGCCCGACAGCGTGATCCGCGAACTTGAGCAACTTGATGTGAAGTTTGACATTAATGGATACACGCGCCACGGAAGGAAAGACTTGCGTCGCGTAAGAATCCGCAGGCCCCCAGATCATTTGGACTCGCTTTCTTGCAACAATGCGGATGTTACTAGTTGGAAGCGCTTCGCTATAACGATTCTCAAAAACGACCACACTTGCAAGTACATGGGCCTTGCGCCAACGCAAGAGCAGCAACGCAGGCAAAAGCAGATACAACAGAAATACGGAAACGCCACAACGGAGCTTGAAAAATGAAAGTATTTACCCCGAATCAAATTGCAGACGATCAAAAAGTTGACTACAAATCAGGCAAAAGCTACCGCTTGACAGTCGAGCGTGATGGTTGCGGTTACACCATGACCAAGACGGTGATAGCGCCCGGCGTAAAATCCTATCAACACTATAAGCACCACCACGAAACCTGTTATTGCGTATCAGGCAAAGGTCACCTTATCCATGCGGAAACCGGCGATAAATATGAGGTTACGCCGGACGTGACTTACGTTTTGGACAAGCATGACCCGCACTATTTCGAGGCGGAGGAAAAAACCGTTTTGATCTGCACTTTCGCACCTGCGCTAAAAGGCCAGGAGGTTCACCGTGAGGATGGAAGTTACGAGCCATCTGAACGCTCCCCGGTTTACAACGTGCAGTCTGTACCGATCGACATGGTTACTTCCAACGATTACAACCCCAACGCCGTTGCGCCTCCAGAAATGGAGCTATTGGAAACGTCAATTTGGGAAGATGGTTACACGCAACCAGTGGTCGTGGTCTGGGACGGCGAGCGCGAACAGTATGTAGTTGTGGACGGGTTCCATCGGTTTATCACGCTTTGCAATAGTCAGCGGATACGCGAGCGCGAAAACGGTATGCTGCCTGTTGTTGTGCTGAACAAGGAAATGCACGACCGCATGGCCAGCACCATTCGACACAACCGGGCTCGCGGCAGTCATAACATCGAGCTCATGAGCGGTATTGTTTCTGAGCTTGTGGAGATGGGCAAGTCAGACCGTTGGATTTGCAAGCATATCGGCATGAGCAAGGACGAGCTTTTGCGCCTGAAACAGATCACTGGTGTTGCAGCGCTTTTCGCTAACCGCGACTTTTCAGAATCATGGGAAGCGGAGGCAGACTGAAATGGATTTGCCTAGAGTTTGGCACCCTTACCAGGAATGGGAAGAAGTGCATCACGGGATGTGGTCGGAAGTCTCCGACCGATCCGCTTATTTAAAGTGGGCAATCGAGTTCACCGGAAATCATGAGCTTTATGGGCACTACATGACTAGGGTAGCGGATGAATGGGAAGTGAGCTGCGAAAACGCGCTCACTGACCAAAACCTCAACCGTAAAGCGTGGATTGGGCACGCCGCTTGTGCATTGGCGGGTGGTTGTCCAGAAGACATTGTCAGAGAAGCATGGGGAAAGCTAACAGATGAGCAACGGACATTGGCGAACAGACAAGCGGATAGAGCTATACGCAGATGGGAAGAGCGTTACGCAGCGAGTATTGGATTATGTCCAGATGTGGGAAAACCGATGTTACTTTGACGGCATACCAGACGAAGTTCCGCACAAACTCGCCGCGTCTGGCAGGGTTCCTAGCTATAAGGCCATAGCTCTTGCAATACTTCGCAACGACTGGAGGTCAATTGGATTCGGTTTTGCAGAAAACGATCAAACTAGGTATCTCATGCAAAAGCGGAAAAGTCAAAACTCAGGCCAAACAGATTTATTTTAACAGGAGACACCAATGCAGACTGTAAAAATCCACCTAATCACCGAAACCGCCATCATGCCGACGCAGTCCAGTCCGGGCGCTGCTGGCTGGGATCTGTACGCCGACGAAACCCTGACGCTAATGCCGCACCAGCGCGCTATGGTCGC